GCAAATACAAGGCCAAGCGCACCACCATTGATGGCATTACCTTCGCATCAAAAGCTGAAGCAAAGCGGTACGAAGAACTCAAATACATGGAAATGGCTGGCGAGATTGAATGGCTCGAACTCCAGCCTGTGTTCCTTCTTCACGCCACGGGCTTCACCGAGGAAGGGCTGACCAATATCAAGATTGGCAAGTATGTCGCTGATTTCCGGTATATCGACGCGGATTCAGGGCGTGAGATTATTGAGGACGTAAAGGGATTCAAAACCCCCCTCTACAAATGGAAGAAGAAACATGTGGAAGCCGAGCATGGGATTGAGATTGTCGAAATAACGTCAAGGTAGGAGGAAGCGTAATGGCATGGACGGATGAAGCAACGGAGACGGCCATATCTCTATGGGAAAAGGGGTGTAGCGCGGGGGTTATCGCCCTCCACCTCAATGGCAAATTCACGCGCAATGCCATTATGGGCAAGCTGTTCCGCCTTGGCTACAAGCGGGAAGCGACACAGAAGGTCAGACCCCTCCGCGTTACCATTCCAAAGCCAAAACCCAAGCCCCCCGTCATCAATGTTGACCCGCCTGTCAAGACCGAGAACGGGTATATCACCCTTGCGGACCTGAAAGACAGCATGTGCAAGTGGCCGATAGGCGACCCGCAGCATGACGATTTCCATTTCTGTGGTCGCCCGTCAGTAGAACACCGCCCCTATTGTGAGGGCCATCGTGCCGCCGCGTACCGCCCCAATACCAAGGGCCGCGGTGTTGTTGGGGGTGGGGAATGAAGTGTGGGATTTGCGGGCAGCCAGCGACACATGAGTGCCTCTCTGTGGGTGATTGGATTCCCGTTTGCGCCAAAGATGCTGGTTTATTTTTCAAGACGCGTCTAATTAGCGGGACCGAGGGTAAGCCTGACCTGACATTATTACCCGGTGACGCATTGAATGAAATTGCGCTGGCCATGGCGTCGGGCCTCGACAAATACCCCCGTGATGATTGGAAGCGCGAGGATTTGGACCTGAACGAATACGCGGGCAAGGCGTTGCGCCATATTTATCAGGGCATCGACGGAAAGAAAGACGAATCATCCGGCCTGAGCCCCTATGCCCACGCGGCAGCGGACCTCCTTATCATCCTGTGGCACCTAGAGAACGCCGATGACTGACCCAGAGGAAGCCCGAGAAAGCCTATCCAACATCGAAGCCGAGCAGATGGTTCTGGGCTGCCTGCTGATGAATAATGATGCGTTCTATGGGGTAGATTCTATCCTGTCCCCCGAGGACTTTTCCGAAGGGCTGCACCAACGCATTTACTCGGTCATATCCAAAATGATTGAGAAGGGTGGGGCGGCAAGCCCCCTGACCCTCGCCAACTATTTCGATAAAGACCCTGCCATGCTGGAGATTGGGTCCGGCTATCTCGCGAACCTCGCGGCCAATTCCGTCCCCGCATCCATTGTGAAAGACCATGCGCACCTCGTGCGCCGCATGAGCGTAAGACGTGGACTGCATGACATGGGCAACGAGATTGTAGAGCAGTCCCTTCACGACGATATAGACAACGACCCGCAAGCCCAGATCGAGGGCATTCAGGCGTCTCTGGACGGGCTTTTGAGCAAGGATGTGAAAGAGGGCTCCAAATCCTTCGACAGAGCCTCACAGGACGCCCTGACGCGCGCTGAAGAAGCATTCAGGCGGAATGGCCCCAGCGGCCACCTGACGGGCCTCAGATGCCTTGACGCCCACATGGGAGGGTTCAACCCCACGGACATGATTGTGATCGCTGGACGCCCCGGCATGGGGAAGACCGCATTAGCAACCAACATCGCTGTCAATATGTCGAAAGAGGGCAAATCCGGCCTGTTCTTTTCCATGGAAATGAGCGGGGAGCAACTAGCCCAGCGCATCATGAGCGCGGAGACAGGCATCAGCGCCCAGGATGTGCAGCGCGGGAATATCAGCGAAGCGCAATACAGGGCGATTAGAGACGCCCGTGAGAAGATAAAAAGCCTCCCCCTGGAGATTGACGAGCGGGGGGCCTTGCGCCTCTCACAGATGGCGGGAAAGGCCCGGAGGGTCAAGAGAACCAAGGGCCTGGATTATATCGTCGTCGATTATATGCAGCTCATGGGCAGCTCGGGGAAAACCCAGAACAACCGCACAAATGACGTGACCGAAATCACGGGTGGGCTCAAAGCATTGGCCAAGGAATTGAACGTGCCCGTCATCGCCCTTTCCCAGTTGAGCAGGGCCGTAGAGCAGCGAGCGGTCAAGCAGCCCACGCTATCGGACCTCAGAGATTCGGGGAGTATCGAGCAGGACGCGGACGTGATCCTGTTTCCTTACCGGGAAGAATACTACCTCCGCATGGAAGGGCTGACCGAAGACACCAGCGAGGCGTTGCGCGTTTGCGCCGGAACCGCTGACCTGATCCTTGCCAAGTGGCGGCACGGCCCCACGAGGGACTTTGAACTCAGTTTCAACGCCAGCACCACCACGTTTAGCGACAGGGGGCACACCAATGGCTGAGCCATGGAAACGCAAGGAAGTCATTGGCGACTGCACACTGTATCTGGGTGATTGCCTGGAGGTCATGCCAACACTTGACCCTGTTGACGCGGTGGTGACTGATCCTCCTTATGGGATTGATTATCAAAGTGGGTATGCTACCGAACGCCTGTGGGTTGGGGGAAGGCGTATTGCGAATGATTTAGACTGCAGCGTTCGTGACGCGGCGCTGGCGCAAATAGATTGTGCTGCGTTAGTTTTTGGCTCGCGCAAAGCGCCCCTCCCTCCATCATGCAGACAAGTTTTGATTTGGGATAAAGGTGGTGCCCTTGGTATGGGCGCGTTGGACCTGCCGTGGAAGCCTGCTCACGAAGAAATTTACGTTCTCGGGCGAGGGTTCGTTGGGGGGCGTAATTGGCACTCTGTAATTTATCATCACCCAACACAAGCGATGGCTTGCAATGGACGTAAGCATCCAAACGAGAAGCCCCTTGGGCTGATAGAGCGCCTTCTTGGGTGGTGCCCATCTGGGAGCATCTTAGACCCCTTCATGGGTAGCGGCACCACGGGCGTTGCTTGTGTCAAGTTAGGCCGCAAGTTCATCGGCATTGAATTGGATGAAGGTTACTTCGACATCGCTTGTAAGCGAATTGAAAAGGCTTACGCCCAGCCCGATATGTTCATCGAGGCTGAGAAGTCACCAAAGCCGGAACAGGCGGACTTGCTGGAGGGTGGACAATGAGCCTTCCATATTTCCCTATGTACCCCACGGACTTTGAGGCTGACACATCTCACCTAACCCTTGAGGAAGACGGGGCATATAACCGTCTCTTGCGGCTTATGTGGATGACGCCAGGGTGTTCCCTGCCGAATGATGACCAGTGGATTGCCCGCCGTATGCGGTGTGATGCCGACACGTTCGAGCGTGTGGTGAAGCCCGTTATCGAGGAGTTTTTCAGGGTCGAAAAAGGCAGGCTTTTCTCCCCCCGCTTGATGGACGAATACCAAGGGGCAACAAAAAAACATAAAAAATATGTAGAAGCAGGTAAAAAAGGGGGGCGTCCACCTAAGTCATTGAAAACAAACGAAATAGATAAAAGCCAAGCTAAAGCCAGGCCTAAGCCAGGCCTAAGCAACCAGAACCAGAACCATATACCCCCTAAAGTCCCCCAAGGGGACGTGGAAAAGTTGAGGGACACGATGTGGAAAGAGTGGCCACCGGAGTCTCGCAAGCGAACATCCAAATCCAAGTTCCTTGAAAAGCTGACCGCCGCATTGAAGCGCGATGGGGTTTCCTGTGATGATATGCTATCGTCCTTTCGTCATTGGCTGCGAGAGAGCAACACGGACGAGGGCGGAAAGTACCTCCCGAACCCGGAACCGTTCTTCAACAAGAAGTTCTACCTGGACCATCTGGGCAAGGGGCCAGCCCTTGAACCCATCGAGGGGGGGAGGCAGCTAACCGACATGGAACGCGAAGTATTGGAACGGCAGAAGAAACGGGAGGGTCCGTCTAACAGCGGACCCGTGTTTCTCGCGGCGGGAGGGATGAGATGAACGAGTGGCAGCCGATAGAAACCGCGCCGAAAGACGGCACATGGGTTTTGCTTTTTGTCCCCGCTGAAATTCCAGACGAGGACCGAGGGCGGCATATCTGTGCCGGGCAATGGTCTGACCAACTCAATGGCAGAACGGCACCACCCCGATGGATGTTCGCTTGGTTCGATGGTGGATATTACGGATACGCCGGGCCGCCGACCCACTGGATGCCCCTGCCGGAGCCGCCCCAATGAAGCCCCGCCTTATCCCCAATACAGCCGCCTTCTATGAAGCCCTGAGAGATCGAAGGGAAGCATTGGGCCTTCATCACCTGGAGCTGGACGACATGACGGGCCTTGCCGATGGCCACCTTTCCAAGATCG